GTTCTAAAAAGTTTGAAACTACAAGCACAGGTATAACAGTAACAGGTGCTGGAACTTTTACAGGAAATATAAATGTAGATACAGCTGCAAATGCACTTTTAACTTTAGATGGTTCTTCTGGTTCTACAGAAGGAATAATTATTAAACATTCTGGAACTGAAGTTTCAAGAATATCACATTCTAACTCGACAAATTTAGTATTTTCAACAGGAAGTTCTGTAACTACTGCACTCGTTTTATCTGCAGCACAAAACGCAGACTTTCAAGGAAATGTAAGTTTAAACGATAATAAAAAATTACTAATTGGGACAGGCGCAGATATACAAATATTTCACGATACTACAAATAATTTTATTGATTCTTATAATCAAAATTTAAGTATAAGAAGTTTAACTGTTGACAAAGACATACTATTTCAAGCAGATAATGGTGCAGGTGGAATATCTACATATATTAGAGTTGATGGTAGTGAAGTTGAAACTGGATTTTTAAAAACAACACATCATTATGATAATGTACAAGCAAGATTCGGAGATGGAGGAGATTTAAGAATATACCACGATGGCAATGATAGTTATATTTCTGATACAGGAACAGGACTATTATTTTTAAGGGCAAGTAGTGCGTTAAGAATACAAGGTGCTAATGGCGAAAGTATGATTGATGCTAATGAAAATGGTGCAGTAAATTTATACAATGACAATTCTTTAAAATTAGCAACTACAAGTACAGGGGTTACTATAACCTCAGAAGCTGTTGTAGGTAACGGAACTAATGGGTTACAATTTTCTCACTCAACAGGTAATTCTAGTGGAATTATTAATACTGGTTTTAATTCAACAGCAGTAGAAATTAGAACTGGTAATGTTCAAAGAATGTTAATTAATTCTACTTCAGCAACTTTTGCAGGAAATGTAACAGTTAATACTACAGGCGAACAAGTTGCAGTATTTAATTCTAACAATTCAACAGGTGCTTATATTAAATTAACTGATTCAGTAAGTACTCCGAGAGGTTTTGTAGGATATGGTTCAACTTTGTTCACAGGATTAGATAGTGCAAATTTTGGATTACGTTCTCAAGGTGGTTTAGTTTTATCTAGTGGTGGAGCAAACCCAAGACTATATATAACAACAGCAGGAGACGTAGGTATTGGAACAACTACGCCAGGAACTTTACACGGAGCATCCTATGGAACTACAAAACTTCATATTGATGGTGGTACTACTAGAGGACAAGTAATAATTGAAGGAGATGCTTTTGCAGGAGTTGTTATGTCTGACAATGGAGCAACTGCAAATGAAAGGGTTTTTGCTACAAGTGTAGATGACGGAAAATATACGATAAAACCTATTAATGACAATGGAACAAGTACAGCAAACGGAGTGGCTATTACTGTTTTACACGCAGGCGAGGTTGGAATAGGAACAACTCCTGTAGCTGCATTAACAGTAGCAGGAACAAAAGCATCTTTTGGAGTTGATATTACAAGAAACAACACTTCGACTACAAATTATGTTACAATTTTAACTTTTACTGGAACAGAGGCTCGTTGTTATAGTGTTTTATTAATGACTAGCGAAAATTCTTTTAGTCAAATGTGGAGGGTTTCAGGCTCAGTTATACGCGATACCTGTTATTTTACAATTCTTGGAGATAGTGGTCATACTCATTCTAAAGATGTTGAATTTCGAATAACATCAAGTGGAGAGTTACAATATAAAAACATTAATCACACTACTGGTAGAGTGCTAGAGGTTTTTGATGTTGTTGCATCCTCTGGTAGTTATACATCTTAGTATCATAGTAGCTTAATCTAAAAAATATAATAAAATGCCAGAAAATTTTGAAGAAGAAGTAGAATTAACAATTGATGAAAAAATTGAATTATTAAATATGAGGGTTGAAAAATTAGAATCTACATTATCAAAATGCAAATGTAATTGGAAATATTAGTATCTTAGTAACTTAACTTAAATATTATAAAATGTCAAAAATTAAAGAATTAGAATTAAAAAATTTACAAGAACAAGAACAAAAGAAAGGTGCAATTTTGCACGACTTGGGATTACTACAAACTCAAATACATAGTTTAAATCATATGTATGTTGAACTAATGGTAGAACAAGATAAATCTAAAAAAGAACTAGAAGAAGAATATGGTAAAGTTAATATCAACCTTCAGGATGGTTCTTATGAATTAATACCAGAAAAAGATGAAGAAAATAAGTAAACACATTTCTTATAAAGAAGCAACCCATTCTGACTATGCTAAACAATACAGCATAGATAACAAGCCAAAAGCTGAACATATTAAAAATATGGAATTAGTGGCTGAAAAGGTTTTTGAGCCTTTAAGGGAATGGGTAGATTCACCTATTAAAGTAAATAGTATGTTTAGATCTGAAGATTTAAATAGTGGTATCAAGGGAAGTCCAGTTTCAAGTCATTTAACTGGAAATGCAATTGATATTACATCTATGGGTGGAAAAACTAATTTAGAAATGTTTCATTACATAAAAGATAATCTTGATTTTGATCAATTAATTTGGGAATTTGGAATTGAGCCTGTATGGCTTCACGTTTCTTACAAAAACAAAAAAGATAATAGAAAACAAGTTCTGGTTACTAAAAAAAGGGGTAAATATTATACTTGGTCAGACTGTAAAGATTGCTAATGAAATTTGATTTTGTTATAATAGATAGATCTTTAATTGGTTTATTAGTTGGTTTCAGCTATTTACCAAAAGAAGATAAAATTGATTATAGTGAATTAAATATTTATTTATTAATTATTGTGTTACACTTTAAATTTTATTAAATGCCAATACCAAAGAAAAAACAAGGAGAAAAACAAAGTGAATTTATGGTTAGGTGTGTACCTCAACTAATGAAATATCATAAAAAAGATCAAGCAATAGCAATGTGCTACAAAGCCTTTAAAAATTAATATTATGCAAGATTATAAACTTTTATTAATAAATGCAGGTAGTTTTACAATATCAATGACTAATATAGATGTGATTCTAAAAATTATTTTACTAAGTGTTACTATAGGTTACACAATTCAAAAATGGTATTTACTTAATAAAAAGAAATAATGTCTAAAAAAAAATTTTCTGATACTAAAATTGGAATATTTCTAAAAAAAGTTGCACCTAAATTATTAAACAATGTTGGTAATGTATTGCCAGATCAAGGAGCATTAGGAATTTTAAAAAATTTAATTAGCCAAGCACCAACAGTAGAAATTACACAACAAGATAAAGAAACTGCATTAAAATTATTAGAACAAGATATTATTGAAATGCAAGAAATTACAAAAAGGTGGGAAGCTGATTCTAAATCAGGATGGTTGCCTGCTAATGTAAGACCTTTAACATTAGTATTTTTTTCTTTAGCTTACGTTATAGGATGGTATTTAAACTATTCTTTAGATTCAATTACTGGATTAATGCAACTTATTTTTGCTTCTTATTTCGGTTCTAGAGGAATTGAAAAAGTAATGGGCAATAATAGACATAAATAATTTTTTACTATATTTACCAAATCAGTTGCAAATCTGACTAAGTTGCTAAACTTTTATAGAGATATAATTGGTTCAGATAAATCTAACATTTTTATATATTTTCTTTCTTTTTTTGTAGGCTTTTTTTTTCTTTCTTTTTTTTTATTACTTTTATAAAAAACACATAATGCAATATTCAAAAGAATTAATAGATAAAATATTTAATTATAAAACAATATCTAAGATTGAAAAAATAAATAAAATGTTAGAAATTGATGCAATTCAATATACAAATTGTGGTAGTGAAACTACTAAATCAGAAAAAGATATAGTTAAAAAAAATAGTAGATATATCTATAAAGTAATATCTAAATTAGATCCTAATATAGGTAAACAATTCCTACAGCACCAAGACAAATAAATGGCTAAAAAATTAACTAGAAGTAAATTAGTTAAAAAACTAGATACAATATTTAGTATATATATTAGAAGAAAAAATGCAGTTAATGATATAGCAACTTGTATTACTTGTGGTAAAAAAGATCATTGGAAAAAATTACAGAATGGTCATTTCCAAAGTCGTAAACATTATTCAACTAGATGGGATGAAGTAAACTGCCAGGTTCAATGTGCAGGATGTAACGTATTTAAATATGGTGAACAGTATGTATTTGGTAATAAACTAGATAAAAAATATGGTTCAGGAACTGCTGAAAGATTACATATTAAAGCAAAAAAAATAATAAAACTAACCAATCCAGAAATAGAAGAAATGATTATTAGATATAAAAATTTTGTAGATTTAATGGAATAGTATATATTTACATTCTGTTTGTTTTGTCTTTAATGAAAGAAGGGGTTAATTTATTAATCCTTTTTTTTTGTGCCTATTTTTGTTTTATTAACAAAATTGTTTATATTTGATTAAGTTTAATTTAAAAAATATTAATAAAATGGCATTACAAACACAAAAACAAGACATTAAAAAACAAATCAAAACATTAGAAGCAATGCATTCACACGCATCTATAATGGGTGATACAAAAAACCAAAAATTATTTGAGAATAAAATATTTTGGTTAAAATCAACTTTAACACATATAGAATAATGGATGCAACATTTAGAGAAAATTACTCACAACAAACAAAAGATACTTTAATATTAGAATATAAATATAAAGTAGAAGCACTTTTAAATAAAATTCATCTTCTTGAATCTAAACTTATATTAAAAGATGCAAAATTAGAAATTTTAAAGAACAATAATATCTTAACTTAAAAAAATGGAAAAAACATTATTTCAAAAATTAACAGAAATTCAAAACGAATTAAAAGTAAAAAAAACAAGGTATAATTCATTTGGTAAATATTATTTTAGAAGTGCTGAAGATATACTAGAAGCAATTAAACCTTTAGCATTAAAGCATAATGTAACTGTAACAACTACTGAAAAATATTTGGGTGATGGTATTATTAGGTCTAGGGCAATTATAAAAGATAAATTAAATAAAATTCCTGCTGATGCAATTGTTGCAGTTGATGAAAATCAAAAAGGTATGCAACGACCTCAAAAATTTGGTACTGCATCTAGTTATGGTAAAAAATATGCTTTAGGAAATTTATTTTTAATAGATGATACTCAAGATTCAGATGCTATAAATAAAACTAAAAAAGAAAAACCAAAGAATTGGTTAATAAAAAAGAATGATATAAAAAATTGTGAAAATGCTATAATTTCTGGTGAATACACAATAAAAGACATAAAAGAAAAATGGAATATGTCTGATGATATACAAAAACAATTAAATAATTTAACAATCAATAAAAATCAATAACTATGAGTTCACTAATTAATGCAAGTATTAGGGTAGATAAATTACCTAAAGAAAAATTTATTAAAGGGAGACCAGATGCTGAAGGTAAAACACCAGTATATTACAATTTTACAATATCTATTCAAGATGAAACAAGATATGGTAATAATGTAGCTATAACTGATTCACAGACTAAAGAAGAACGTGAAGCAAAAAAGCCTAAAAATTATTTAGGAAATGGTAAAGTAGTATGGACAGATTCAAATATAGTCCTAGCAGAACGTGAAGAAAAAAAACTTGATATAATTTCAGGAACAGAATCTGCACACACATCAGACTTACCATTCTAAGAATACTTTTTTAATAATAATAAAGGGTATGGATTTTAGAATCTGTACCTTTTTTTTTTATCTTTATTTAATGACAGAAAAACAAACAGAGCAATATCTTTATATGCAATTAATTGAAGAAGATTGTTATATAGACACAAAAGAAAAAATAGACTATCCACCAGTAGCATTATCTTATGGTGAACAATTAATAAAATCAAGATCTGGTGATAAACTTTTGCCTATTCCAATTTGCAGTTTTGGAAATATTATTAGTTTAGCTGCACCACCTAAAACCAAAAAATCTTTTTTTATATCATTATTAGCTTCAGTATTTTTAAGTGGTTCTAATATGTATGGTGGTCAATTAAAAGGACATAGAGGTAATGGAAACTGTGTACACATAGACACAGAACAATCTAGGTGGCATTCACAGAATTGTTTTTCCAGACCATTTGCAATGGATTATAAAACAGATGCAAGTAAATACAATACATTTGCACTAAGAACTATTCCACATAAAGACAGGATGAATTTTTTGGAATACTATTTGAGTAAGTTAAATGAACCATCTTTAGTTTGTTTAGATGGTGTAGCTGATTTAGTAAATGATGTTAATGATTTAATAGGGTGTAATGCTTGTGTTCAAAAATTAATGGAACTTTCAGAAAAATATAAATGTGCAATTATTTGTGTAATTCATAATAATTTCGGAACTTCTAAAATGACAGGACATCTTGGTTCGGCATTGGCTAAAAAATCAGAAACAATTATTGAGTTAGAACAGAACACAGTTAATAAAGATTGGGTTACTGTAAGATGTAAACAAAGTAGAAATTATGCCTTTGATACTTTTAGTTTTGAAGTAAATGATTATGGTTTACCAGTAGTAGTAGATGATTTATATGACCCTTTAAAAAGTAATGGTTAAAAATAAAATGATTCTTGTAGCAAAAAAACACAATACCTGGATTGATATTGTAATGTCTTTTGGATGCAATAAAAGAACTGCTGAAGATATCACACAAGAAATGTATATCAAAATTCAACTTAAATTAGAAAAAGGTTTAGATATAATGTATAATGATGAAATTAATTATTATTATATATTTAAAACACTTAGAACTTTATTTCTTGACTTAAAACGAAAAGGCAAAAACATATCAATGATACCATTAGACAATGTACACTTGACTAACAATGATGTAAATTATACTGAAAGTTATGATAAAGTAAAAGAAGAACTATCTAAAATGTATTGGTATGATAGAAAGGTATTTGAAATTATTAATTCTGGTGAAAGTATTGCTGAGTTTTCCAGGAAATCTTATATACAATATTATTCACTTTACAACACATACAACAAAGTAAAAGACAAACTAAAAAAGTTGTTATGAAAATTAAACTAACTACAGAACAAATGCAATGGTGTAAAGACTTAGCAATGAAAAGATCAGGCTCAAAAAACCACGCAGAAACTAAAAACAGTATTAACTGCTTTAAAGATAAAGAAGGATGGCATAGACATTATGTTGGAGTTTTAGGTGAATTAGCTTATTCTATATATTCTGGCAAAAAAATTGATATATCTATTATAGGTAGGGGTGATGATGGAACTGACTTTGATAATGGTGTTGATGTTAAAACATCTACTTCTAAATATCGACCAAATCTTTTAATGTTTAAAAAACAATATGAAAGAAAAAAAGCTGATAGTTATGTATTAGCTTGGTTGCAATTACCCATAGTAGAATTGGTTGGATCAATATCAAGAAATAAATTTGATGAATTAAAAGAAACAAAAGATTTTGGATATGGTGAAACATATATAGTAAACAAAACACACCTAAATAAAATAATATGAATATAGCTTTTTTACACCCCTGTCCAATATGTATTAGTGTTTCAGTAATATTCTATTTAATTTACAAAAAATATAAAAAATGAAATTAGGAGATTTAATATATTACATTACAAAATACACAGGCATCAAATATATAGTTGAAACCTATCACGCATTTAAGGGAACTAAATGTAACTGTGATAAAAGAAGAAAAAAATTAAATAAGATTAAAATTAAAAGATGGTAAAATTTGAAAAAAAAGATTTTAAACTTTGGACAGTATTCAGAATGGGTACAAAACAATACATATCAGCAGAAGAATTTCAACTGGTGTGTGAATTACACAGCATCTATTACAAGCATAGTTTTTATAAACCCTGCACCTGCTCCCCTAAAACAATAAACAAATGGATTAAGGATTTAAATATTGTTTGGAATAATGGGAATCCAGAAAGTTAATCAATGGGAAAAAGCATTAGTGATGATTTTAAACCTTGATGGATGGGATTTAAAATGGACTGGCAAAGGAAATTCTAGATGGGATGCAGAAGGTAAAACTCCAAAAGGTTTTGATTGTATAATTGAAATGAAATTCAGAAATAAATATTATGAAGAAAAATTAATTGAAAAAGATAAATATGATTATTTAATGTCTTTAGATAAAAATATTATTAAATTATATTTTGTTAATGATCCTAAAGGTAATTTTCTTTACTGGCTAAACACACTAGAATTACCAAAACCAATTAAGATGTATTGTCCTGATACTACAATGTGGACAAAAAGAAGATTAAAAAAAGATGTTTACCTTCTAAAAGAAAACCAAGCCAGTAGAATAAACATAAACTTTTCCTAAGATAATAGTTATTGAATTTTGTTAATAACTTATTTAGTTATATATTTGATTAAATAAAACAAACAAAATGGATAAACTAATTTATGTTACCTCAAAAGATTTAAGAATAATGACTGATAATCAATTAGTCAATTGTATTATAGATTTAAAATCTATGCTAAAAAAAGCTAAATTAGAAAATCAAGTTAGAAATTATTAATTAATTAAATGGCTGTAGCAGCCTTATAAAAACAAACAAATGAAAAAGACACTAAAATTAATATCTGAATTTATGTTTATTGTAACAATATTTGCTTTATTCTGGGCATCACTTTGGATATTTGCATAAGATGAAAAAAGAAAAAAAGGTTAGACAGTACAGGTCAAGACAAGGTAGGTCGGATAAACAATATGAAAGTAATATGATTGTGTTCGGCATATCTTTATTAGGGTTTTTTATAATTATTTTCTTATTATTATTATTTTAAAATGAACAAGTATTTAAACTATTTAAATGATAATTATTTTAGAGAATTTAATTTCGAGAAAAAAGAAAGTAAAATAAATAAAAATAATAAAAATGAATCATCCATTCGAAAACGAAATATTCAACGCATTTAGAGTAAATGAAGTTAAAATTAAAAAAGCAATAGAACTTCTACAGCGAAACAATTATAAAGTTTTTAAAGAAATAAAAAAATGATTTTACTTGTAGATGCTGATAGTTTAATCTTTGCTAGTTGTTACAGGTCAAAAGAAAATCCTGATGACAATCCATACTATGAAAACATAGAAGATGCTAAAATTAAATTTGATCATCAATTTATGAAAATAGTAAATGACTTAGAAGAACATTATGAAATAGATAAAGTCATAACATTTAATGGCAGCAAAGGAAACTTTAGAAAAATTCTTACTTCTAAATATAAAGCTAACAGAAAAAAACAAACATTACCACCACTACTTCACGAAATGCATCAATACGTTAAAGATCAATATAGTAGTATCTTTGGGTTTGGTATTGAAACAGATGACCTGGTAGCTAGGTACTGGTATGAAATTAGTAACACAATAGGAAAAGAAGAAGTAATGATTGTTAGCATAGATAAGGATTATAAACAATTCCCCTGTTTGATATATAATTACCACCACAAACACAAACAAATAATTAACATATCAAAACAAGAAGCATTATATAACTTCTATGAACAATGTATAGTAGGAGATACAGCAGACAATGTAAACTACTTTAAAGGAAAAGGTAAAGCATTTGCAAAGAAATATTATAAAGATTGTAAAACACAATATCAATACACTAAACAACTATATTTGTTATTCCAACAAAAATATAAAGGTAAAGCCAGACAGAAATACACAGAATGTTATAACCTTTTAAAATTAAGAACACAATGAATAAAGGGCTAATAAATAAAATATTAAATGATTAAAGAAATTTATAAAGTAAAATCTATTAAAAAAGAACTTTGTAAAGAATGGTTATTATATAAACACTATGCAAAAAGAATACCATCAATTTCATATTCTTTTGGCTTGTTTAATAACAAAATAATGCAGGGTATATTAACTGTTGGCAAACCTGCAAGTAATTCTTTATGTATAGGAGTTTGTGGTAGGCATAATTCTAAATATGTATATGAGTTAAATAGATTATGTGTAAATGATGGATTAAAAAAAAATGTTTTAAGTTATTTTGTTTCTCAATCTTTAAAAATGCTTGACAATATAATTTTAGTTAGTTATGCAGATACAGCACAAAATCACAATGGTTATATATATCAAGCTACTAATTGGTTTTATACTGGAGCAACAAAAGAAAGAACAGATATTGGTGATGAAAACAACAAACATAGTAGACACTATAATAAGAATATAGATTTTAAAAAAAATAGAAAATTTAGAAGTTCTAAACATAGATATATATATTTTATAGGTAATAAAAAACAAAAAACAAAATGGAAAAAAGAATTAAATTATTTAATATATAGTTATCCAAAAGGAAAAAACACAAACTATGATACAAGCTATAAAACAACAACACAAACTGAACTTTTTTAAAAAAAAAAAATGAATAACTTAAAGCCTATTGAAATTGCTAATAAAATAATTGAATTTTCTGGAATAGATATATTTAAAAACACAAGACAAAGAAAATATGTAGAATACAGATCCTTATTAGCTAATATACTTAGAAATAAATTAAGTATGAGGTGGACTAATATTGCAGTATTTTTTAAATTACAAGGTAAAAATATGGATCACGCAAATGTTATGCATAGCAGCAGACAATATAGTCTATATAAAAAACACAACAAAAAACTTCAAGAAATAGAAAACATCTTTACATTTAAAAGTGATTTAAACTATGATGAAATAGATAGAATACACTACTTAGAAAATAAATGTAATTCTTGCGAAACTAAATTAAAAGAACCACTAGTAAAGTTAGTTAGAGATATTCCAGAAGATAAAACTGCCGATGTAGAAGAAAATATTAAAAGATTAATTAAGGCTTGGGAGTGGAAACAAAAAGTACTATAATAAAATTTTATGAATCACTTAGATTTATTTAGTGGAATTGGGGGTTTTAGTTTAGGTCTAAAAAAAGTATTTAATATAAAACACACATACTATTCAGAAATAGATAAGTATGCAATAGATGTATATAAACATAATTTTAAAAATAGTACTTATGTCAAATCAATTACAGATGTTCAAGGAAGGAACTTACCAAGAATCGATGTTATCACTTTCGGAAGTCCTTGTCAAGACTTTAGCCTGGCAGGAAAAAGAAAAGGAATGGATGGGGAAAGATCAAGTCTTATTACCGAAGCAATTAGGCTTATCAAAGAATGCAGACCACGTTTTTTTATCTGGGAAAATGTTAAAGGAACTTTCTCCTCAAACTCTGGCTCAGACTTTTGGGCAATTATCCAAGCCTTTACCAACATTGGGGGTTATAGACTTGAATGGCAACTGCTTAATACAAAGTGGTTTTTACCCCAAAATAGACAGAGAATCTACCTTGTCGGATATATTGCAAACGGAAGTGGAAAACCAGTATTTCCTATCACAGAAAGCAATAAAAAGATTAATGAGTTACAAAGACAACAAACAAACACCAATACACTCACAGCCAGTTACAGAAATGAGGGAAACGGAAGCTACATTATTAAACGTAAACTCAATGCACAAAAAATAATTACACACGATATTCCTGAAACAGTAAAAAAAAGAAAGTATGATATAAATACTAAAGAACTTAGATTATTCTTAAGAAAACACAAAACAAAATCAATAAAACAAATAAGCAAAGAAATGAATTTTCCTTATAGTCAAGTCGAACATTGGTTTAGAAATGGAGAAAAGTGGTTTAGTATTCCACCTGCTGAAATTTGGTTTAAATTAAAAGATGTTTTAAATATAACAGAAAATAAATATGATAAAGCTATAACAACTTTTATTCAAATTCCTGGAACTTATGAAAAAACAAATCGTGTTTATGATAGTGATGGAATAGCACCTACTTTAACAAAAGAATCAGCAGATGAAAGAATTATGATAAAAACAAACAATAAGAAAGGATATGAAACAGTAAAGAAAGGAGATAGTATAAATTATGCAGTACCTACTTCAAAAACTCGTAGAGGTAGAATTGGAAAAGGTGTTGCACAAACTTTAGATACTGCTTGTAACCAAGCTGTGTTAGATAATAAAATAAGAAGATTAACACCTATTGAATGTGAACGACTACAAGGTTTTCCAGATGACTGGACTAAGACAGGAAAAGAACTAGGAACAATATCAGATTCACAAAGATATAAGATGTGTGGTAATGCTGTAACAGTAGATGTTGTTAAAGCTGTAGCAGAAAGAATTAAAAAAGTAATTTAATTACGTTATATAATAAAGATTGATTAATCAATAAAATATCAATTATGGATAAAAGAAAAAAAAATGGTGGATCTAGAGCAGGATCTGGCAGACCAAAAAAAGCTGATGAAGTTAGGCTAATAGAGAAAATGGACAATCTAATAGATAATGACAAAGTAATTAAAACACTAGGTCAGCAAGTCTTAAAAGGTGATTCTAGGGCAATGTCTTTATATTTTGGATATAGATATGGTAAACCAAAAGAATCGGTAGATATAACATCTACAGAAGGTTTTAACATTAACTTTAAAGACCTTATTAAATTTAAGTGATTGAAGTAGATAAAAAGTACAGTCCTATAACACAAGCTGATTCAAGATACTTTATAGTAACTGGTGGTCGAGGTTCTGGTAAATCTTTTTCAATTAACTTATTATTAGTTTTGCTAACCTATGAAGCAGGGCATACAATACTATTTACCAGGTTTACATTAGCATCTGCATATATTTCTATAATACCAGAATTTATAGACAAGATAGAAACCCTTAAAATTGAAAACGACTTTCATATAACTAAAGATGAAATCATAAATAAAAGGTCTGGTAGTAAGATATTATTTAAAGGTATCAAAACATCATCAGGAGATCAAACAGCTAACCTAAAGTCTTTAACTAATGTTAGCACTTGGGTTATGGATGAAGCAGAAGAACTTGTAGATGAAAACATATTTGATAAAATAGATTTGTCTGTCAGAAACCTTAAACAACGAAACAGAGTTATAATGATACTTAATCCTGTAACAAAAGAACATTGGATATATAATAGGTTCTTTGAAGATAAAGGTGTAATGGATGGCAGCAACACAACAAAAGACAATACCACATATATACACACAACTTATTTAGATAATATAGATAATCTATCTAGTAGCTATTTAAACCAAATAGAAAACATTAAGAAACGCAGACCAGAAAAATACAAACATCAAATGCTTGGTGGATGGTTAGCAAAAGCAGAGGGTGTAATATTTAATAATTGGAAAATAGGACAATTTAAAAAAGTAGGTGTTTCTGTGTTCGGTCAAGATTATGGATTTGCTGCTGATGAATCTACATTAGTAGAAACCAATATTGACAACACAAACAAAATTATATATTTAAAAGAATGTTTTTATTTAAAAGGCTTAACAACTTCTGAAATAGCTTTACTAAATATGAAACACGCAAAAGACCATTTAATAGTAGGTGATTCTGCTGAACCTAGATTACTATCAGAAATAAAAGCTAAAGGGTGTAATGTAGTTAAAGCTATAAAAGGTCAAGGATCTATAACTTATGGTATATCACTATTACAAGACTATGATTTAGTAATTGATAATAGCAGTATTAATTTAATCAAAGAACTAAATAACTATTCCTGGTTAGAAAAAAAGTCTAAGACACCACAAGATAAATGGAATCATTTAATTGATGCAATTAGATATAGTGTTTCATATCAACTTCAGAACCCAAATAGGGGAACATATTATATTTCATAAATAAGTTATTAAGTTTTTTGTTTATAATTCAAATTAAGTTATATTTGATTATTGAACGCAATTGAAAACATACACAACTTGGAATACCTCAGCAACTCAATAGTAGTATTAGAAAAACTAAAGGAATGGCAAAAGGCAAGACCAGAAAATAAAGACCTGGATAATTTAATATCTAAATATCTTGACATTACTTTTTATATTGTTAGACTTCATCAAGATGCTATGGCAAAAGATATGATGATTAGTAAATATAGATTTGAAAGAAATAAAGTTAGGTTAGAACTTCAGGAATTAAAAAACAAATACACACACTTAAAAAATTTAGAGTTATGATGGGATATGATGATTGGTTAGTAAAACAAGAACACGACTACAGAGGGTGGAATGATAAAGAATTTACTTGTGATCATTGTGAAAAGCCTATAGATAGCAAAGGTTATTGTAGTAATAATTGTTTTGAAGCAGATATGATGTAAGTTTTTTTTGGGTAATCTTACATCTATTAGGGTGGTCAGAAATGGCTGCCCTTTTTTTATTATCTTAGTCTATTATAAAAATCAATTTTAAATACGTTATATATATATGAAATTAGAATTAATCATTCCAAATAGCTTGGCTGAAATATCTTTAAAACAATATCAAAAGTTTTTAAAAATACAAGAAAACAATACAGATGCTTATTTTCTGCAATGTAAAATGATAGAGATATTCTGCAATCTTGATGCTAAATCAGTAAGACTTTTAAAATTATCTGATGCTGATAAAATAGTGCATATTTTAAATAATATGTTTGAGAATAAACCAGATCTTGTTAGAACATTTAGATTAAACAATATTGAATACGGATTAATTCCAGATTTTGATGCAATGTCTTTAGGTGAATATATTGATTTAGATACTTACATTGGTGATTGGGAAAATATGTTAATTCCTATGAATGTTTTATACAGACCTATAAAAAATAAAATACAAGACAAATATATTATAAAAGAATATGATGTTAATTCTAAGGAAAAATTAGAAGAAGTTTCTTTAGATGTTGTTTTAGGTTCAATTTTTTTTTTGTATCATTTAGGGATAGACTTATCGAAAGTTATGATGGATTATTTGGAACAACACAGGATGGACAACTCGATGCATCAACAAATTTTTCAAGAAAATGGGGATGGTATCAAGGACTTTTCTCTGGACTCGCTAACGGAGATATTACAAGACTTGAAGATATCACTAAACTAGGATTACATAAATGTCTTTATGCTTTAGAATATATGAAAGAAAAAAATGATTTAGAAGCTAAAAGAATAAAAAACAAAATAAAATGAGCAATCAAGGTGTAAGGGGTTATTATCAATTAACAGAAACAATTAAAGAACAATTGCTTCAGGATATAAATATAAACACAGTAACATCAGGAGATATTACAGATGTTAATTTAAATAAACAAGACATATTTCCTATGGCTCATATTATAGTTAATAGTGTTACAGATGAAGAACAAGTATTAAGATTTAATGTTACAGTTCTTGCAATGGATATTGTAGATCAATCTAAAGAACCTACATTTGATAGATTTAAAGGAAACAATAATGAACAAGATATTTTAAACACACAATTAGCAGTCCTTAACAGACTAATACAACGTTTAAGAATGGGTGAATTATATAGGGATATGTATCAAATAGATAGTAATCCTACACTAGATCCTTTCTTTGATAGGTTTGAAAATCAACTTGCAGGATGGTCTGTATCTATGGATATTTTAATTTATAACGATATATATATTTGCTAATGAATTTACCTAATGTAGAAGCTGTAATGAATGAGTATGCAAAGTATGTTATACAACAATCAAAATCTAATTTATCAAAAGCAAAACCATATCCTAAAAATGGTGGAAATTTATATAATTCTTTAAAATATAAATTAGTAGAAGACAACCAGGCATTAATTGTAGAATTTTTAATGGCTGATTATGCTGAATTTGTTGATCAAGGTGTAAGGGGAAAAAATCCTAATGCATTACCACAAAATGCTAAATATTATGGTAAACAAAAAGCACCTAATAGTCCTTATAAGTTTGGTGCAATGAAAACAAAAGGACTTAGAGCAGCAATTAATAAATGGACTGTAAAGAAAAACCTAGATGGTGTTCGAGATAAAAAGACTGGTAAATTTTTACCTAGAAAAACAATGCAATATTTAATAACTAGAAGTATATATTTATCTGGTATTAAACCAACTTTGTTTTTTTCTAAACCTTTTGTAGCAGGAATAAAAAAGTACGAATTAGATTTAACAAAAGCATTTATATCAGACATAGAAAGTCGAATGGTATATGGTGAAAAATAGACACAATGGCAAATATAGCATTAAGAAATCCACAATATAAAAACATAGTAGCATCAGCATCTGGAAGTGCAACACCACTATCAGTTAGTTGCAAAATTACAATAGATGGAACTTTAAGATATACACTAATAAAAAATGCTCCAGTTTTAAATAGTAATGTTCAATTTGATATAGCTGAATTAGTCAGAGATTATTTAAATATAACTTACCAATCATCTTATGCAATTCAAACAGTTGCAATAATTACTGTTTTATCAACTCACCAATTAATAAATGGAACTGGTACTGTTTATGACACAACTGGTAATATTACAGATACAGGTTTTGAAGCCTATGGAACATTTGATGAAGGTGCAAATCCAAGTGTACCTTTTATATCAGTTCAAAGTGCAGAGTTTCTAATTGCTCCTAATTTTTCAGGAAATCCAGATGGAACAACACCACCTAAATGGCAAATATATTATCCAACTGGTAAAGAAGGTTATGTTAGTTATATTAGTCAAAGTGGAATTACAGCAGTATATAATTTTAATGGAAATGCAACATCTCAAGCAGGACAAGGTAGTTTAATTTGTGTTATTAAAAGAATAGATTGTACAAAATATGGAGTTGGTACAAAAATTATATTCATAAATAAATATGGAGTTCAACAAGATTTATGGTTCTTTTTAAAAGAAACTAAACAAGTTAATAGAACAAATGAAAACTATAAATCCAATACAATAGTTTACCCAACTTTAGGAAAAGCATTTTATGATATTAAAAATGCACCTAATAAATTATTTAATACACAAGCAAAGCAAACTTTATCTTTATCTTCAGGATATTATCCAGAACAAGCAAATGAAATGTTTCAACAATTATTAATGTCAGAATACGTTTGGCTTGAAAGACCTAAAAATTCAAATCCTAGTACTAATGAAATAGTTCCAGTTATAGTTAAATCTTCTAATATTGATTTTAAAACATCAGTAAATGATAGGTTAATAGAATATACAATAGAGTTTGAAAATGCTTTTGATTATATAAATAATATTAGATAAATGCAAAAACTTCAATTATATATACAAAATGAAAGAATAGATTTATTTAAAGATGAAACAGTTTCACTTACACAAACTATTCAAAATGTAAAAGATATTGCAAAGATATTTACAGAATTTACAAAAACTTTTTCTTTACCTGCTTCACCTGTTAATAATCGTATATTCCAACACTATTACAATTTTGATATATTAGATGGGTTTGATGCAAGAAACAAAGTGCCTGGCAGTTTAGAATTAAATACAATACCATATAAAACAGGATTTATAGCATTACAAGGAGTTGATCTTAAAAACAATTCACCTCACACTTATAGAATTACTTTTTATGGAAATACTGTAAATTTAAAGGATATATTAGGAGATGAACAACTAAGTGGATTAGCAGCTTTAGCAGGTGCAAACACTACTTACGAATATGATACTATAAAAGCAGCCTTACAAGTTGATCCTAATAACCTTAATGTAAAAATAATTGCACCTTTAATTACTCACACGAATAGAATGACTTACAAAAGTGGTTCTAGTACAGGAGCAGATGGAAATGTGTTTTGGAATGGCTTTGCTAATACACCAAATGGTATTCAATTTAATCAATTTAAATTTGCTGTTAGACTACAATATATTATAGATGCAATACAAACACAGTTTAGTGAAATAAATTTTAGTAATTCTTTTTTTAATAACACTTCAAATTCTGCGTTTAACAATCTTTTTATGTGGTTACATAGAAAAAAAGGTAGTGTTGATGCAGCAGGACAAGTAACACAAAATTGGACAGAATTAAATGATTTAGTTTTACAAGGCAGTCCACCATCAATATTTTCAAGTACAATTGCAGGTTTTTTACTGTTAGATGCTAATGTAAATTATGCAATGACAAAACTTGAAGTTGTTCCAAACACTACTGATCCATACGATATAAGGGTAATGCGAAATGGTGCAGTTTGGGAACAAAGATTACAGAAAACAACAGCACAAACATTTTTTGTTGGTTTTTTAGGAGCAAGTCCTGGACCACTTGGAGCAGGTTCTTATGCAATACAAATTAGAAGTGCAACATCAGTAGGCTTTACAACAGGAAACATAACTTGGACTATTACAGAACAAGGAAATAATGTTCCTAATATATATAAAAACTCTGCTTTATTTGAAGATCAAAACGCAACACAGTTTATTATTACGCAACAAATTCCTGCAATGACAATTTTAAATTTTTTAACTAATATATTTCAAATGTTTAATTTAACTGCTTATGTAGAAAGTGATGGAACTATTGAAGTAAAAAGTTTAGACAGTTATTATGCAGCAGCATCTACAACACCAACAAACATAGACAGTTTTTTAGATGTTACAAAGTCATCAATAAACATAGCTTTACCATTTAAACAAATACAATTTTCATATAAAGGGTTGGGTACTTTTTTAGCTAAACAATATGAGCAGTTAAATAACTCAGGTTGGGGTTCTTTAAATTATAGTACATCAGGTGGTGAATTTTCAACTCCAACAGATGTTTATAAAATAGAAATTGGTTTTGAGCATCTTTTATATGAAAGATTATATAATTCAGCAAACAACCCACCAACAGCAGTATCCATACAATATGGATATTTTGTGGATTCAAATCAAGAACCCTATTATGGTTTGCCATTAATATTTTATGCAATAAGACAATCAAGCACAACTAATATTGCATTTCGAAAATATGATAGTACAAATAATACCGATACAATTGGATTGCCTACTTATATAATACCATCTAATTCTAAAACTTTATCTGCTTCATCTAGTTCAACTAATATTAATTTTACAAATGAAGTAAACGAATATACTGGTGGTTCTGATTTTGTAGGAACATTATTTCAAAATCAATATTCTAATTATATAATTGATGTTTTTAACAGACAAAGAAGGTTAACAAAAGTTACTGCTTATTTACCTTTAAAAATTTTCTTTGACTTAGAATTAAATCAAATAATACAAATAGGTCAAGACAATTACCAGATCAATTCTGTAACAACTAATTTAACTAATGGTAAAAGTGAATTTGAATTGTTAAACACTGTATTAGGAATAAATTAAAATTATGATAAAAAATATATTAGAATTATTAAAAATTGTAAATGGTGAATCTGAAAACATTAGAATTGCACAAGGTAAATATAAACTAGCAGAATCATTTTCTGAAGGTGTTAAACAAACAAAAAATAAAATAAAATGGCAGAAAAAATTCAAGTAGAATTTGAATTAAATTCAAAAGATGCACTAAAAAATGTTGAAAGGCTTGAAAAAGAAGTAAAATCTTTACAAAACCAAGTTAAAAAATCTAACAAAGAAACAGAAGATCAGCTAAAAGATGTTGAAAAGGGTGCTAAAGAAAGTTCTGAGGGTATAAAAAAAGTAAGTGCTTCTATTGGTAGTATTGCTAAAGTAACTGGTGTTGTGTTTATTTTACAAAAAGCATTTGAATTTATTTCAGAAGCAGTAAAGGAAAACCAAGTAGTAATGGATTCTTTAAATGTTGCTTTTGATACTGCACAAATAATATTTAATCAAGTAGCTGATGCAATATTTAGTAACTCCGAGAATTTTGATGCTTTAGGTAGAATAATGTCTAACCTTTTAACAATTGCTTTAACACCTATTAAGGCAGCATTTCAAGTTATTAAAGGTGTAATATTAGGCGCACAATTAGCTTGGGAACAATCATTTTTTGGTGATGGTGATGAAACAAAAATTGCAGAATTAAAATCTGGTTTAGCTGAAGTTGGTCAAGAATTTATAAATATAGGTACAGATGTAGCTGATGCAGCAGGAAACATAGTAAGTGATTTTGGTGAAGCAGTAGGTGAAATATCTAATATTGCTGCAATTACAGCAGAAGCAGTTAGTGCTGAAAATATAAAAGCAGCATCTGAAGTGGCAAAAACTAATATTCAACTAAAAAAATCAGCAGAAATAGCAGCAGCAGAATCTAGAGGTTTAATAGAACAATATGACAGACAAGCAGAACAGCAAAGACAAATTAGAGATGAAGAAAGAAATAGTATTGAAGATAGAATAAAAGCTAACAACGAATTAAAAAAGGTTTTAGAATTACAAGAAAAACAAATGTTGGCAAATGCTGAAACAGTATTAAAAGCAGCAGAAGCACAATTTGAACTGACAGGCAAGGATGAAGATTACATTGCATTATTAGATGCTAGGAATGAAAAGCTAGGAGTTTTAGCACAAATAGAAGGATTTAGATCAGAACAAAAATCTAATGATTTAGCACTAGACAAAGAACAAATTGAACTAATTAATTCTAAAATAGAAAGTGAAAGTAAATTATCTATTGAACAAAAAAGATTTAATGCAGAAAGAATACAAGATGAATTGTTAAGATTAGAAGCACTAAAAGAAATTGATTTATTAGAATCAGAACAAGAAACTGTTAGGCTTCAAGCCATAGTAGATAATGCTAATGCAGGAACACAAGCTAAAATTGATGCACAAATAGCTTTAGATGAATTTTCTGAACAATCTAGACAAACAAATTTAACTAGAGATACAGAAATATTAGCAGCAGAAGAAGCATTAGACAAACAAAAGATAGCAGATAAAAAAGCTGTAGTAGATGCAATATCACAATTTGCAGATGCAGAATCTGGAATTGGTCAAGCCTTATTAATTATAAAACAAGGTTTAGCATTGAAAGAAACTATAATGGATTTAAAAAGAATTACATTTAAAGGAGTTGAAGCAATAGGATCAGCAGCAGTTTCTACATCACAAAACGTAGCAGAAAGTTCTAAGATTGGTTTTCCACAAAACCTTATTACTATTGCTAGTGCTATAGCACAAGGTGTAGGTATTATAAGGTCTGTTAAAAAAGCAGTTTCTAAAACTAAGGCTAAAGCAGGTGGTGCATCTGCTTCAGTTCCTAATATTCCAACCCCAACAGCACCTGCATCATTACCACCTGCATTTAATATAGTAGGTTCTAGTGGAACAAATCAACTAGCAGATGCAATTGGCAATCAATCACAACAACCAATACAAGCATTTGTAGTTGCTAGTGAAGTAACTTCAGCACAAGCATTAGAAAGAAACACAATTGAAGGAGCAACAATAGGATAAACACAAAATTAAACTTTAAATACGTTATATAATTATGAAAATAGTAGAACTAATACTAGATGAAGAACAAGAAGATAGTGGGATTGATGCAATATCAATTGTAGAAAGTCCTGCAATAGAATCTGATTTTGTTGCTTTAAACAATCAAGAAATAAAACTTGCAGAATTAGATAAAGAAAAAAAAATATTATTAGGTGCTTTATTGATACCTAATAAACCTATTTTTAGAAATGGAGATGAAGGGGATTACTACATCTTTTTTTCTAAAGAAACTATAGTTAAGGCATCACAGATGTATCTTAAAAATGGTTACCAAAATAACTCAACACTAGAACACAAAGACACATTAAAAGGTCTTACACTTGTTGAATCTTGGATAGTTGAGGATGAAGTAAATGATAAATCCAGAAAGTATGGTTTAGATGTACCAGTAGGTACTTGGATGGGTGCAGTAAAAGTAAATAACGATGAAATATGGAACGAATATGTTAAATCAGGTAAAGTTAAAGGTTTTTCTATTGAAGGCTACTTTGCAGACAAAATGGAACGACCTAAAGAATCGATTAAAGAAGATATGTCAGAAGAAAAATTAGCAGAACAATTACTAGGTAAAATAGAAAGTATTGTAAAAGGTGAAAAAGTAGAATTAGAAAACAAAAAAATTGAATTAGTAAAAAAACCTGCTGTTATTCTTAAAGATGCACAAGCACTTGATAAAACATTAGCGAAAAGTTCTGCTGTGATGGACAGGTCATATTTGGCTTATGTAAAGGCACACGAAAAATTTGATAATGAACTTGTTGAATATAATAAAAAATTAGATGTAATTGTAAATGACAGTAAAGATGTAAGACAAGCAATTATGGATTTAGGTTTATCAGCAAGTGATGTGCCTGAATTGGTTCAAACAGGAAAACTATTACCTAAATTGGATGGTATTCTTGGAGATTATAAAAAATTATATCCTAAAATAAATTAATATAAAAATGAAAACACCAAACGAATTAAACAAAATCTATAATAGATTACCTAAAGATAAAACTGAATTAGCTAAAGTAGAATTAGGAATAGTAGATGATTTAGGTAAAGCAATGTCTAAACTAGAAAAATCTGTTGTTTCTGATAAAGAATTTGAAAAATCAATTACTGAATTTAATAAAAAACAAAACGCACTAGTAAAGGAAATTCAAAAAATGGAATCTGCTAAAGATAAATTAGAAGAAAAAGGACAGAAAATGCTTAATCAAAATAATGATATATTTGATAGAGTTGATGGTATTTTGGATAAAGCAAAAAATGCAGCCAAAGAATTAGGTGTAAAACCTGAATCTATTACTAATTATAAAAAAGCAGAAAGTTTAATTAGTGAACTCGTAATAGCTAATATAACTAGAGAATTAGAAGACAATGGATATTTCTAATAAATGAGAAACACTAAAAACAAAAAAACATTTATAGCTAGTAGAACATCACCAACAAGCAACACTAGAGCCTGTTTATGTTGGGAAACAAGCACATATTCTAGAGAATGTTGTGATGGTTCTATTTACGCACAAGGGATAGGTGTAATTACAAGAACATAGAGTGAAAATGCAAAAAATAAA